TTGAAAATAAATGATGCGGTTTCACGCCTGTAAGTCGATCTTTATTAAACTAACTTTGATTTTATATGCGCTTCTACTGTATACTAATTTAATTGTAAGGAGTTTTATAATGGATTTTGAATTTAACAAATGTCCTCATTGTAATCAAGCTAAAACTTTAATGTCGAACCGCAATAATTTAATGGCTCAACCTTTATGTTTTGAGTGTTTAGCTTCGATGATAAATATAAATGATATGCACGACGCTGAAAAATTTTGCCGTACTTATAATATTGCATTTAATCCCGCCGTTTGAACGCGTTTGCTTGGTAATATAAAAGATCCTATTAAATTTTTACAGTATTATGCTTCTACAATGTTAGATTGTAAAAATAATAGTATTAATAAAGAAACAGGTGAATATGAGGATAAAACTGATTTAACTTTCGAAAAGCTTAATGAATTGTGGGCTAAAACTACTCATCAAATAGATATTATGAATAATATTCAGCCAATCAAAGATGCTTTTGTTGAACGTGGTCAACTTGATTGGGGTAAACAATACTCTTATGAGGATTTAATTAAACTAGATGATTTATATATTAAATCATTAAAAGCCAATTCAATTACTAATCCTATTCAAAAAGAATCTTTGCGTACCTTGATAAAAGTTATGATAGATATGAATAAATCTATAACAACTAAAGATAGTACTGAACTTAAAAATCTTACTAATGCTTTTGCTACATTGGCAAAAACGGCGCAATTAGATAATTTAATTGAAGATACACATACAGAAGAAATTACTACTTTAGCTGAAGTCGCGCAAGTCGTTGAAGACGCAGGTTTTGATATGCCATACTATGATGGCGCCGATAGAGATGCAATTGATATGGCAATTCATGATATTCAAGAAAGTAATGCGCGTTTAGTTAAAGATGCGACTGGATTAGGTCCAATGATTGAAGATATGGTTAAAAAATATAAAGAAGATAAAGAAATAGAAAAAACTAAACGAGAAGAAAAGAAAGTTTCTATTGATGATATTTTAGAAGCCTATGACAAAGACACCGAAGTAGTAGACGAAGATGATAGCAATATAACAAATAAAAAATTTAACGAGGTAGATTAATGAAAACTTCTTTAAAAGACCTTAAAAATAAAAACATAGAAACTCATGATTTTTCTTATGCCGATTACGGTGTAGATGAAGAAGTCGGCAAACTAATTGATTTTTTACACGAAGATGAAATGACCAGCACAGGATTTGTGACTAAAAAGCGCATAATTAAAAATCTTGACGGTTGAGGTAAAGTTATTAATCAATGATTATGTTACCCTGATCTTTTTGTTGATTTAATTACGCCAATTAAAAGTGATTTTACACTCTATCCTTTTCAACGAATGATTATGCGGCTTATGTCGCGCACAACTCAATCTTATTTTACATTTAGCCGTGGTACTTCTAAATCCTTCTGCGGTTTTTTAGAGCGTTATATACACGCAGACCTAGTGCCGCGCCATAGAACTGGTATTATTGCTGGAACTAAAAAGCAAGCGGCATCAATAGCCAAGGAAAAAATCATTGATGATTTGTGGAATAAATTTCCTTTTCTTGGTCAAGAAATGCAAAAACGACATGTTGCGGGTAAATATCTTGATGCTTATAATGCGGGAATGGATTACGCCAAATTTTCATTTAAAAATGGTTCTTGAGTAGATGTCGCAAGTGATAGAGGTCTTCGTCGTGAATCAATTTTACTCGAAGAAATTATTGAACAAGATCCAACTTTTGTAAATGAAGTAGCAATTCCATGAACAAATAAACCTCGTACAACAAGTAGGGGCAAAATTAATCCGCGAGAACCCCATTCTCAAAAGATTTTTGTTACTACTGCGGGTTATCAGGGCACTTATGCTTATAATAAACTTATCCAAACATTAGTAATGTCGGTTTTACAACCAGAAAGATATGCGGTTTTAACAGGAGATTACAAAATTCCGCTTTATCATGGTTTAATACGTAAGAGTGAAATTGAAGATAAATTAAATGATCCAACTTTTGATAAAGCATCGTTCGATCGTGAATACCGATCAATTTGGAGTGATGCCCCAACAGGCGCGGCTTTTAAGGCTAACACAATTTCTCTATTGCGTAAAATAAAATCAGTAGAGTTAACTAACTCACTTCCAGAAGATTCTCAAGATTTCTATGTAATTGCTGTAGATATGGCAAAAGATGGAGATGCAAAAACCGCGGGTATGGTGGCGCGAGTTTCTCCAAAACAATTCTTTTTTACTTATAAGATTGTTAATCTATTTCAAATTGATAATCCAGATTATTCTTATGTGTCGAATAAACTTAAAGAATATGTTATAAAGTATGAAGCCAAATTACTTATTTACGATGCTAACGGTGTAGGCGCATCTTTACGAGATTGATTAAATAAACCTACTGTTAATGAAGACGGTATACCATTAAGTGGCTTGGGCATTATAAACGCACCAGATTCAAATGAAAACAATTTAATTCAGTACCCTTCAGATTTAACCATAGTATATGAAATCAAATCTGGCGGCACTAAAGGCGCGGAAATACATAACTTTTTATTCTCCCGTATTAGTAACGGTTCTATTACTTTTCCTATTACAACAGGAGAAGCTGTTGAATTATACGGGAAAAATAAATCTTTTATGTCGTTGAGTGAACGCCGCAAAACTGAAATATTAACTCCATACAAATTAATGGATTTGGCAGAAACACAGTTTAAAAATCTTGATATCACTGATACTTCTGATGCCGTAAATCACACTTCTAAGATTGTTAGACGAAATGGCGGTATTCAAAAGGATTTTTTCTCTTCTCTTGAGTATTTAGTATATGGTACAAATCGTGTATTTGAATTAGACTATTACAAGAATAAATTTAAAAAGAAACCAAATTTAGGAGATGCTTTTTTATGTGATTAGTATTCATTAAAAAATACATGCAAAATTGGCTATTAAACAATAAAATATTATATAATTTATTAGGCGAAAGGAAAAATAATGGATACAACTACAAAAGAAGTTTCTAATTTATCTACTAAAAAAATTAGTGATGCCGTTGAATTGTATACGGATACTATTGATGTTGGCAATCAATATAATCGAAATAAAACCTATCAAGCCGCCAACTATTCAACTCAAACTGATGTTTTAACTGCGCTAAATCAATCTGATGCCGATCCATATAAATTAATTGATTTATCAAGTAAGTTGTATGCTATCGACGCTTCCTATAAAAAGATTATTGATTATTATGCTACTATATATGATATTAATTATTATGTAGTACCACGTAAAATTAATTCTAAAAAAGAAGATAAATTAGATATTATTTATCCTTTAATGATTGAAATAGCTGATGGTTTATCTCTCGATACAAAAATACCAAATTTACTTATCAATTTATTTAAAAAAGGTGGTGTTTATTTTGTTATCTATTTCTCAAAAGAAAGCAATAGCGTAAACACATTAATTTTACCAAATAAATTTACAAAACGTGTTGGAGAGACTGAACTTGGCACAGATGTAATAAAACTTGATGTTTCTTATTTTGATAATTTAGGTTTGACACCTGAACAAATTAAAGCTACATTAGAGACATTCCCAGATATTATTACTAAAGCATATAAAAATTATAAAAAAGGTGAAGATAAATGACAATTGCTTGATTCACGATATGCTTCCTGTGTATTATTAAATGAAAAATCTATTCCTACATTATTAAATGCATATGGAGCAATATTAAATTATCAATCCTACTGCAAAAACGAAGTAGATCGCAATACTCAAGAATTATCAACAATTATTGAGCATCATATACCTACTTTCCAAGATAAATTATTGTTAGAAATGCCAGAAATGACACTTCTTCATAAAAAATTAGCTAATATTGTGAAATCTACTAAAAACAGCAGACTTGTTACAACTATTGGCGATATCAAAGTGCATCCACTATTAACTTCTACTGAAGTTAACAATGAAACACTCTTAAAAGCTTATAAGTCCATTTTTGATACAGTTGGTTTAAATGAGTCGTTATTTACTGGTGATAGTCAATTTAGTTTAAACGCAAGTAAAGCCAATGATCAAGCAATTGTATGGTATTATATCGAGAAATTTGTAAATTTCTATAATTTTGCCATAAACAATTTAATGGATTTTAAGGGTTATCAGTTAGAAATAACTGTATTACCAATACCACACGATGGTGCAAAAGAAGTAATTGCTTCTTATCGTGAAAATGCTAAAGTTGGAGTTGGAATTCTTCCATTTATTGTCGCATCTGGAATAAAACAGAAGAATATTGATTCTTTACTCGCATTAGAAGAGAAATTACAATTATCAAATCGATTAAAACCGCTTATGAGTTCAAATACTACTAGTGGCGCAGTCGAACAATCAAACAACGACGTACAATCAAGTACGGGAGATAGTAAAAATGGACAAAATAACAATTAAAAATTTTAATTTGTTACCTGTTTCATTCATTGATATATCTCCAAGTTCTAATAGTGATTTATTTACCAGAGCTAAATTAAAAGTATTCTACATTGGCGAAACTGCCGATCACCGTCTTTTTACAAAAGACTTTAGTGAAAAGTTGATTAAGTCAATTGGTTATACTCCAATTGTTTCACATTATGATAAAGAATCGAAAGATTTTATTGGTCATGATGCTGAACAAGATATCTATGGTATAGTAGATCCAATGGTTGCACCTTCTTTTATCGAAGAAGATAATGTAACATGAGCAATATGTGATGTAATTTTATATACAAAACGACCAGATAAAACTGGTGAAATTGCACAGAAAATTATTGGACATGCTCAATCATTAGAACTTAATCCTGATACAGTAAAATATAAAATTAATCGGGATTTTATGGGAAGATTCAAAAATATCGAATTCACTGAAGGTCAATTTATTGGTGTTAGTGTTTTAGGTAAAAATCAAGAACCAGCTTTTACTGGTGCTGAATTCTTCTCAACTGATACTTTTAAACAATACTGTGAACAAAGAGGTAAGGAAATGAATTTAGAAATTGAAAAATTTATTGATTTATCTTGGGGCGAAAAAGGAAAGTTGGTTTGTCAAGCATTATGTGCTAAATATGAAGATAACTATGGTTACACTGTTGATCAATACGATTCATATGTTATTGCATATATTTGAGACGAAGAAACAAAATCTGCAAACATGTATAAAATAGATTATTCTATTGATGCAGAAAATAAAGTTGTTTTAGGTAATAGCATTAAAGTTATGCCAACTTATACTGAATATGTTGCCAAGAAAGTCGAAGAGACTTCTACGAATCCTATCGCTTCTTCAACTGAAAAAGTCGACGCTGAATGCGGCGATCCATTAAAAAAGAAAGAAGAAGATCAAAATGATGAAGAAGATCTCAAAAAGAAAAAAGGAAATGATGAACACATTGCCGAAGAAAATAAAGAACAACCAAGTGCTTCCTCACTTGCTGAAAATGAGCGAAAAGAACTTGATGAATATAGAAAAAAAGATAAAATCTCATTAATTAATTCTTATTCTGAAGTTGTTCCTACTGCGGAATTAACCGCTTTAACTGAAAAAGTTAATGAGTATAGCAAGGAAGAGTTAACCAATATTTTAAACGGTTTATTCGTTAAATACGCAAAAGAAAAATTAGCTACAAAAGTTGATACAAAGCCAACTCAAGAAGTTCCTACTAGTTTTATCATCAGTAATGATGATATTCAAAATGATGATGATGCAGATCTTTCTACACATCTTCGTAATCTTTTAAAAAGAAAATAGAGGTATTAAAAATGTTTACTAAAGCTTTAAAACAATTTAAGCAAGTTGAACCTCAATTACTTAGGGGACAATATGCGGGATTATATATCTCACAACGTCCAGTTAAGTATACTGCAGAAGGTTCAGTTTACGGTGTTCCAACCGTCGATGCTTACAACGGTAAGTATATCGAAAATGGTATTATTTGTGGATTAGACAATACTGGTAAAATTGTTTCTTATACTGAAGGAACCATGTTCATTCATTATACAGAAGAATTAACCACTGTTGTTAATGCTAACAATACTTTTGCCGTTGAAGGTAAAGGTGATGAGACTTATATTAGATTAATTCAATTATTCCCAGGTGATGAATTTGTTACTGACAATTTCAGTGGCACAGGAAACTATGGTGTTGTTACAAACGGTGTTATAACTTTAAGTGCAACTGCTACTGGTGCTAAATTCTACTGCGAAGATACTACTTTAGCCGATGGCACTGCTGCAAAGCATGTTGTCGTATTAGGATAATTGAGCGGAGGATAAAAATGAATATTAAATTAATTGAAGCCGCTTTAAGAGGCCAAAACGTCGCTGAATTTACTAATGAAGATGTAAATAATGGCGCTGTTAAAGAATTATATGCTGCCGCTGGTTTACCAGAAAATGCAAGTACTCGTGATTTTATTGCGAAGAAAGATGTTGTTTTCTCAATCGTTGCCGAGGCAGTTGATGAAATTTTACCAAAAG